TTCGGGTGCTCTACCGCCGGCATCCTGGTGGGCGGTGGCTCGGAGACGCTGGGCGATTGCCCCGCCCCCGCCCCGGTCCAGTTGGCTCCCGGTGGTGGCGTGATCGGCGGAGCCGTTTTGCCCAGCCGGTCGGTCTCACCGGTCCTGTTTGAAAACGCGCCCCGGTTCCACGGCGGTGGCGTGGTCGGAGCCGAAGTGCCGATCATCGCCCAGCGCGGCGAAACCGTGTTCACGCCAGGCCAGATGCGGGCGCTCGGCACGGAACTCGGTCAACGGCCCGAGGTCCAGGTGAATGTCCATGTCGATAATCGCGCCCCTGGCACGGAGGCCCGCGCCCAGTGGCGCTCGGACGGCAACGGCGGCTTGAGCCTCGACATCGTGGTCGAGCAGATCGAGGGCCAGATCGCCCGCAATATCGGTCGCGGCGAAGGCCTGGCTCCGACCATGGAACGCCGCTACGGGCTTAATCCGGCGGCGGGAGCTTATCGGTGAGGAAAGCCAGCAAACAAACTTGGCTGTTAGAAAAATGAGTCTACTGCGCCACCCATGCGAAGAAAGACAAAGATGACCAGCCTCCAGCAGGCCTCGCTGGTCGAGCGGGTCTTGCAGGTCGTGCCGGGCGGGCGGGTCGCGCTGGTTTGGCAGCCCTAGCGGCTCGTGCGGGTCTTGCAGGTCTCGCCGTGCCCGAAACCCCCTCTTTCGGGTTCCATGCCACAGGATGTCCCGATTGATCTAAGCAGAGCAGTCCCTTCACCGGTCCTAACCAATCGCCTGTGGAGGCCGACCAAGCATGTCCGTTCGAGATGTATGCCAGCCAATCCATGTCTACACTGAAAATATGATGTCCAGGATCAATCCAAGCGACAAGGTCGCAATCCTTATCAAACAGGGGGTGCACGACCAAACCTCCTTACCTTAAGAAATGTCCACATAAACCTGTTTAGGTAAAACCAATCATAGTTGCCACCCATAATTATTGTACTTGGGAACGCTAGCGCATGGGTACGTCCATCTCCTGGCCCACGACCCTACCACTGCCCACCATCGAGGGCTACGGCGTCCATCCGGGCGAGGCGATCCTGCGCACCGAGATGGAGGCAGGACCGGCGCGGCAACGGCGGCGGTTCACGAGCATGCCGAGCCGGATCTCGGTGCGCTGGCTGTTTCGCCGCCAGCAGTTCGCCCTCTTCGAGGCCTGGTACCGCTGGCACGCCAAGGAGGGCGGCGCGTGGTTCGAGATCGACTTGCTGGGCGGCCTCGGGCTGGTCGCCCACGAGGCCCGGTTCACCCGCCAGTTCGAGGCCCGTGTGCGCGGTGGCGTGCTCTGGGAAGTGACCAGCGAACTGGAAATCCGTGAGCGTCCGACGCTGTCCGAAGGGGCGATGAACCTCCTGCTGGAAGAAGAGATGACGGGACTCGGCGTCAGCATCGAAGCGCTGCACACCCTGGTCCACGCGACCCTGCCCGGACCGCACGTCTGGTAACACCTTTTTTGTCCCTGTCGCACCTCCGGTGCTCCTCGCCTCTTGGAGTATCCCATGACCATCGAGACCGACCTGCGGGCCGCCGCCGACAAGGCGACGGCCGACAGCCTGTTGCTGCATCAGATCGTCCACGGCGATGCCGAGACCACCGTCTCGACCGAAGGCGGCCCGGTGAAGTCTGTCGCCAAGGCGATCGACGACGTGGAGGCCAGTGTCGCGGCGAGTACGGCGACGATCACTCAGGCCGTCGATGACGCGGATGCGTCCCGCGCCGCTGCCGAACTGGCCCGCGATCAAGCCGTCGATGCACGGGATGCGGCACTCGGTGCCGTCGGCACCGTGGCCGTTTCGGAAACAGATGCGGCTCCCGCCAGCTTGGCCTCGAAGATCGAGGCCGGGGTGGGGCTGGAGGCCACGATCGCCAATTCCGGTGGCGACGAGCGGCTCGCCATCTCCGTGACCCCGCAGGTTCACGCCGGCGCCCTGGTGGCGTTGGCCCGCGGCTTCATCTGAACTGAACGAGGACCCCATGGCCAATCAACCGATCTTCGTGTCCGGCTATCGCCAGGACACGACCGTTCTGCGCGCCGATCTCGGCAACGCGGCGCAGGATATTTTCACGCCAGGCGCCGCTGGCACCCGTCTCCATGCCTTGGCGCTCGGCAATGACGGTGAGACGGAAGTGACGGTGGAGTTCGGTACCTATGACGTGGTGTTCTCCGGGATCGAGGTGAACATCGTCCCCGGCGCCACGCCGGCCACGGATCCCTTCACCGTTACCCGCGTCGACGACCAGTCCTGGCCTATCACGGAAAACCTCCAGGTCCTGACACTGTGGAACGCGGCGACCGTCAATCGGGGCGACTATCGTCTTTCTGGAACGGCCGAGCAGACTCCGGGCTCCGGGATCTTCGACGTCCTCAACGTCCAGAACACCCCCGGCAACGCCATCGCGCAGGAACTGGGCGTATTCATCGACGCCTATCGGTGGCGGCCCCTGTGGGCCGTGACCGTGCCCGCGCGCGCCGGGTTCGACGGCAACCCGTCCGCAGCCGGTCTCGATCTCGAGACGCTGCCCTGGCTCGATCTCACGGGCGATCGCTGGCTGTTGCTGACCGCCCCGCTGGCGGCCCGCATTCCGGCCAATGCCAACGCGGTCGCGACCGGCAACGTCCACATCACCTTCTTCGGCGGTGACTACTGATGAGCAATTCCACCATCACCGCCGACCTGCCGCGCGTGGAACGGCGGGGCGGTCAGGGGGCTGCCGTCGGGCTCAACAACGGGAAGCCTGACCAGCATTTCGTTGTCACGCTCCAGAATTCCACCCTGTCGGGCGGGCAGGAGACCATCGGGTCCAATTCCGACATCACCTATTACCACAACTGCTTCCTCACCAAGGATGGCCTGCTGCATATGTCGGGCGCGCACAACAACTACACCTTGGCGCAGGGAAACACTGGCTTCAGCGTCCATGACACGAAAAAGGTCGCCTTGCTGCGCCACGATCAGAACGCCACCTGGGGGGTGATCGGCGATCCCGTGGCGATCCGCGCTGCCTATGACTGCACGATGGTTCTGACGGACCAAGGTGACGTGGCGGTCTGGGGTTACAATGGCCACGGACAGCAGGGACGAGGTCATGCGTCCGGAAATGGATATGCCCAAGGCATAACAGGGACCAATGTTGGTCCACGATCCGGCATCAAGGGGCGCGAGGTCGTGGAAATCGACCTCACCAAGGGGTATCCGAACTCCGGGCACACCCTATACGTCCGGTGCAAGGACGGCACGGTTTGGGGCTGGGGCTATAACGGCTACGGCCAGTTGGGGCAGAACAACACCTCGAATTGCTACACGCCCGTCCAACTGCATGACAACACGGGCTCGCCCGTTGACGACGCCATCGGCATCTTCGCGGGGCACGGCAACTATCAAGCCGTCTTTGTCCTTCGCGCGGACGGCACGCTGTGGTCTTGCGGGCAGAACAACTGGGGCAAGCTGGGCGATGGGACCACCGGGAACCAGTACCGCCTGAAGCCTTGCGTTGGCCTTCCAGCCGACTCCCCCATCAAGAAGGTCCAACTCGGCGGGTCGAGCCGTGGGGCCAGCACTTATGTTCTGCTGAAGGATGGCCGTGTCTTCGGGACCGGGTACGGGGGGCAGTATCAGTTGAACGCCTCCGCTTCCAACTGGAGCGGCTTCAATCAACTGGCCTTTCCCACCGGCGTCGGCGGGTTCACCGACATGTGGATCGCGGGTGAATACGCCCAGGCGTATTTCAACGCGGATGACGGGGCCTGCTATGCCTGCGGATACAACGGCAATGGCCAATTGGGTGTCGGATCCACGTCCAACGCGTATATGGGCAAGATCAATCTTCCCTCGGGCGTGCAGTTGAAGAAGGTCTCCACGGGCGGCGCCTACGACGGGGCCACCCAACGGCACACCACCATCATGCTGGGCACGGATGGCGAGGTATATACCTGCGGCCATTACGCTGGGTACTTCTTCGGGAACAGCGGTGGCAGCAACTGGCAGAAACCCGTGTGCTGGTACCGCCCCTGGCCAAAATATGCGGACGATCCCCTCCGTCGGAAGGTGGTGGACGTGGTGTCCCATGCCTACACCTCCGAATGGGGGGCGTTCGTGCTCCTGAACAATGGAGAACTGTGGGCGGCCGGGCGCAACAGCAGCAACAAGCTGGGGACGGAGGCGACCAACAGCTATCCGACCTTCGTGGAACGGGTGGAGATTCACTGATGCCTTTTATCAGCTATGTGGAAAGCCCGGACGGTTGGCACTTTCTCCCACCGGGGGAGTGGATCGACGGCGAATTCGAGTGGCTTTGTGAAGTCGATGGGCGTCACTACGCCCATGTCACGTCCCTGGATTATGGAGAGCAAGCCGAAGGCATCGACCTTCAGCATCATGGCGAAGCGGAAATCCAGCACATCCTGGACCAGTCGGTGCCGGTCCAACGCGTGCGCGAGGAGCGGGCGTCGGAATACCAACGGGCGCTGCCGACCGGCGAGCAGTTGGACGCCATCCTCAAGGCCTTCAATCATCTGCGCATGAACGGCACGACCTTGCCCGCCGAGATGAACGAGGTCATCGGCCGCTGGCTCGCCGTCAAACGCGCGCATCCCAAGCCGACCCTGCTGGACGATCCCAATGCCTGATCCGGCCCTGTCCCAGGCGATCAAGGAAGCCTATGCCACCGCGCCGTCGGACGTCGTGATCCTGCATACCCTGGAACTGCGCCATCCGGCCTTCGAGGATGGCGATGGCCACCCCACCGCCATCCGCGTGGTGCGGGACCACCGGGACCTGACCGCCCGACTGGAGCCCTCGGCGCCGATCGACGGCGGGGAGATGGTGACCTTCGTGGCGCTCGCCTTCGATCTGTCGCTGCCGCCCATCGACACCGCGCCGGTCCCCGAGATCACGGTGACGCTGGATAACGTGAGCCGAGAGATCGTCCGCCATCTGGATGCAGCGGCCGTCTCCCAGGACAAGATCGAGATCACCTATCGGCCCTATCTCTCCACCGATCTGGAAGGGCCGCAGATGGACCCGCCGATCACCCTGGTTCTGACCGAGGTGGAGGCCAACGCGCTCCAGGTCACCGGGCGGGCGCGGATGCTCGACATCGGCAACAAGACCTTCCCCGGCGAAACCTACACCGCCAAGCGCTTTCCTGGACTGACGCGATAATGCACTGGGCAGAAACCTACATCGGCCTGCCGTGGTCCGCCACGGGGGAAGGCCCCGGTTCGTTTCATTGTTGGGCCTTCGTGTGCTGGGTTCAGGAGCGGCATTTCGGGCGAGCCTTGCCCGTGATCGCCAACCCCGAGGACCTGCTGGGTATTGCCCGAGATTTTCGTGACCACCCGGAACGGAAACGCTGGATCCAGGTTGATGCTCCCGCCGAGGGGGACTGCGTGCTCATCCGCCAGGCCCGCTATCCAATCCATGTCGGCGTCTGGCTGGACGTGGACGGCGGCGGCGTTCTGCACTGCGCCCAGGAGGCCGGGGTGGCGTTCCAGGGCGTGACCGCGCTGGCGGCCAACGGCTGGCGCATCGAAGGCTATTACCGTTTCACCGGGGAAAACTGATGCTCGCCGCCGTGACCATGGTCCGTAACCCGTTCTGTCCGGATCGGGACCGCGAAGTGTGCCCGGTGCTGAGCCTGACCACGGTGCGCGGCTGGCTCGATAACAGGGGTGTTGGCGAATTCGACCGCCCGACCATCTGCCTGCACAATGGCAGGGCCGTTCTGCGCGCCGACTGGACCACCACGGTCATCGCCGACGGTGACGTGGTCGCGTTCGTGACCCTGCCCCAAGGCGGTGGCGGAGGCGGTGGGGGCGGAAAGAATCCGCTGCGCACCGTGCTGTCCATCGCCGTCATGGTGGCTTCGTTCGCCCTCGGCGGTCCGCTGGGCGCGGCCATGGGCATCTCAGCCAACGCCGGGGCAGCGCTCGGCATCGGCGCGGGTGTCCTGCAGCAGGCCATCGGTGGGGCGATCATCTCGCTCGCCGGCATGGCGTTGATGAATGCCGTGGTGCCGGCGCCCAAGCCCTCGGTGCCGTCGCTCAGTTTCGGATCGGTCGGCGCGCCACCGGCACCAAGTCCCACCTATTCCCTCTCGGCCCAGGGCAACGAGGCCCGTCTCGGCCAGCCGATCCCGGTGCTCTATGGCCGCCACCTGATCTATCCCGACCTTGCCACCCAGCCCTATCAGGAGTTTGCCGGCAACGAGCAGTATCTGTTCCAGCTTCATGTGATCGGCCAGGGCGAATACGACCTGGAACAGGTGCGCATCGAGGACACGCCCATCGCCGCCTTCGAGGAGGTGGAAACGGAGATCGTCGGCCCTGGCGGCACGGTCACCTTGTTCGAGACCGATGTGGTCACGGCGCCCGAGGTCGCGGGTCAGGAATTGCGCAGCACGGGCGATGGCGGCGATTGGGTCGGACCCTTCACGGCCAATCCCGTCGAGACCCAGGCCGGGCACATCGGCATCGACGTGGTGTTCGCTCGAGGTCTCTACTACGCCAATGACGCAGGCGGGCTCGACACCCGGAGCGCCCAGTGGGAGGTGCAGGCCAGGGCCGTCGACGACGACGGTCAGGCCATCGGAGACTGGACGACGCTCGGCACCGAGAGCCATTCGGCGGCCACCAACACCGCGCTGCGGCTCAGCTACAAGTACGCCGTCACGCCGGGCCGCTACGAGGTCCGGATGATCCGGCTGGATGCCATCGACACCTCGTCGAGGGCCGGGCATGAACTGCGCTGGGGCGCGCTGCGCGCCTATCTGGAAGGCACGCCCGACTTCGGCCAAGAGGCGGGGAGCGGCGGAGCCGCGACAGGGACACAAGGAGTGACCCTGCTTGCCGTCAAAATGCGGGCCACCGACAACCTGTCCCAGCGCTCTTCGCGGATGATCAACTGCGTGGTCACCCGCCGGCTACCGGTTTGGGAGCCGATTACAGGGTGGTCCGCACCACAGCCGACCCGTTCCATCGCCTGGGCCTTCGCCGACGCCTGCCGAGCATCCTACGGCGCCGGTCTGGCGGACGGTCGGATCGATCTGTTGGCGCTCTATGCCCTCGATCAGATCTGGACCGGGCGGGGCGATACCTTCGACGGCGTGTTCGACAGCGCCATGACCGTGTGGGAGGCGCTGACCCGGATCGCCCGTTGCGGTCGCGCCGTGCCGGTTCTCCAGGGGGGCATCGTGCGTCTGTTTCGGGATGCGGCGCAGACCTTGCCGGTGGCGATGTTCGGGCCGCGCAACATCGTCAAGGGCTCGTTCAAGATCCAGTACATCATGCCGGGCGAGGACACCGCCGACGCGGTCACCGTCGAGTTCTTCAACGCCCGGGCCTGGAAGCCGGATGAAGTCACGGCAAGCCTGCCCGACAGCGCCGCCGAAAAGCCCGCCAAGGTGACCCTGTTCGGCTGCACCGACGAGGCCCAGGCCGCCCGCGAGGGGCTCTACATGGCCGCCGACAATCGTTATCGGCGCAAACTGGTCTCCTGGCGCACCGAACTGGACGGGTTGATCCCCACCTACGGCGATCTGGTCGCCGTCACCCACGACATGCCCCGCTGGGGCCAGGGTGGGGAGGTGGTCGCCTGGGACGAAACGGAAGCACTGCTGTCGGTCTCGGAGCCCTTGGAGTGGGTAGAGGGCCAGGACCACTACATCGCGCTGCGCCGTCGTGACGGCAGTCCCGCCGGGCCGTTCCACGTGGAGGCCGTCGTTGGCGAGGGTCGGACGCTCCGGGTTCTCGATCCTCTGGGCTTCGCTCCCTATACCGGCACCGCCGAGGAGCGCAGCCACTTCGCCTTCGGCCCCGGCGAAACCTGGAGCGCCAAGGCCCGCGTCATTGCCGTTCGCCCGCGCGGCGAGCAGGTGGAAATCACCGCCGTCGGCGAGGACGCGCGCGTTCACGAGGCCGACCTGGCCGCCTGATCAGATCCAGATTGGAGACCACCATGAACTGCCCTTCGACGAAGGACGGGTATGTCGCCATGCCCGAGGCCGAGTTCGAGCAATTGCTCGAACTGGCGGCCGAGCGAGGGGCCAAGCGGGCGCTGGCCGATGTCGGCTTGGTCGACGAGGACGCGCCCGGCGACATCCGCGACCTGCGCTCCCTGCTGAGCAGCCTCAGGCTCGCCAAGCGCACGGCCGTCCAGACCAGCGTACGGCTGATTACCACCGGAATCCTGCTCGCCCTAATGGCCGGCATCGCCATCAAGCTGAAGCTGTTCGGCAATGGGCCCTAATTGGCCCCGACGAGCCCCAACCCACCAGCCCGCCGTCCGGCGGGCTCAGACTGCTGACAAAGTCCTCGCCATTGGCGGGGATTTTTGATTCAATGGGGAATGCTTAAGAAACCCAGCCCACATCAAACCGAACTTGAGATGG